GTTCTTAAGACAAAGAAGCTCAATTTTTCGGGGAATGGCCTTTTTTGCTTCGCGCACCTTTTCCCGCTTCTCCTTTATTTTTGTGTCCCGGTTAAAAATGTCGTCGTTCAGCACTTGAAGCTGCAAGCCCCACACCACATCGGCCGTATACTCAATGCTTCCGCTTTCCTTGAAGCTTTCAAAGTCTACCGGGCTAAGGTAATTTGCGCGGTTAATGCTGGAAACGACGAATAAAACAAGGTCGTTTTCGCTTTGCAGTTTCTTAAGCCCCCTTACAATGCTGTCAACCTTTTCTTTGTCGCTCTGGCGTGGGTCTGCCGGTGGAATGATCTGCAAATAGTCAACGATAACGATAGGCTTTACGCCGTTGGCTTTTATGTATTGCAGGGTATATCCTGTAATAAAGTCAATGCTTGTGTTAAAATTGCACTCCACCACGCTTACGCGGTCGCCAATCTTGCTATATTCTTCCGCTGCGTTAATCACTTCTTGGGTGATCTTCCCGCTTCTTATCTCAATAGCACTTTTGGCCGTTGCCTTGTTGTGCCGTCCAGTAATACGGCTTAAGCTCTTTGTAACCATTTCAAGCCGGTTTTGTTCCAGGCTGAAAAATAAAACGTGGTCGCCTGCCGCTGCCAGTTGGTCGCCCATCTGGTGAACAAAGGTAGTCTTGCCTAAGCTGCTGATCGCGCCGACGACATACAAGCCAGGATAAAGGCCACCGCACAGCCTGTCCAGATTATCAAAGCCGGTCTTGCGGTCTTTGTACCCTACAAAGCGTTCAATATCCTTTGTAAAATTCTTTTCCAGATAGTCGCTAACCGCGTCGGGGCGCGGGTTATCACTTGAAACAAGCTCTTTCTCGTGGTATAATGGTTCCACGGTAGTATTTGCTTGTTCGCCTATATTACCTACGACGGTTTCGGGTGTTGCTGCACTTGAAGCCGTCTTTTTTTGCGTATATTCCATATAGTCCTGTGAAGCTGTCCGGCTGCATTCGCTGGCGGCCTTGGCTGCTGTCCTCTCTACATAGTCAGTTCTTACATAAACCTTTTTGAAGTGTTCGCCCTGTTTCTGCTGTGCAAACGGTGAAGCCTTAAACGCTTCTATCATTTTCGCGGTATTTCCGTCCAGCCAATAAGCAAGCTTATTCATTAAAGCAAGGTCGTTTGCGCTTTCGTCTGAGCTGCTTCTATTTCCCTGCCATAGGTCAATAAGCCCACGGTCATTACGCAAGCCATCTTCAAGTCTGCCGCCCGTGTCCGGCATGGTGTAGGCCGTCGCCTGCTGCCCGGGCTGCTCCGGCTGCGGAAAATACTTCTTGTGAATGGCTGCGGCCTGTGCGGTTCTCTCCTGCACCGGCCTAACCTCGCCCAGTGTGTTCCCCGTGACGGTGAAATAACGGCCGCTTTCGTACATTTCAAAGTCCGTGCCGTCGCCGTTGGTTACTTTGTTTCTGCCTGCCGGTATAGTTCCCTTGCAAAGAATATGAACGCCAGTACCGCTTGGGCTGATCTCCGCGTAACTGTCGGCCGTGCTGATAATATCGGAAGCTGCTTCCGTCAGCTTGTCGCCGGTCAAAACGTGGTCTAAGTCAATGCCAAAATAGCCGCTTCCCTCAAATACAAAGCCTACGCCCTCAACCTTGCTTTCTACGGTCTGCTCCCCCGCCTTATAATGGCAGGGCTTCCCGATCTGCGCCGCTGCCGTCTGAAAGTCGCTCCACTTCTCCGCGTTTGTGCTGCTACCGTTCCATAAGCTATCCGGGCAAATAGGCGGCTTGCTGTAACCGCCCTTTCCGTCGTTCTTCTTTGGGTTCCAGTACAAGCAGAAGCAAGTCCAGCGTTTGAGCTGCTTTAATTCTGCCGGTACCTTTGAATAATCTGCCATATATACGCGCTCCTTTTCTGTATGCCCACAGAGGGGTATTGTATGGGGTTCTTCTGGAAACACTATAATAGGCGTGGGCTACGCTTTCAAGCGGTAGCCCTAAGCCACTATAAAGCTTATATAGCTTATAAAGCTTATAGAGTTTTTTGCCAAACCTGGAAAAGCTTGTCCCGTCTGGCTTAAAGGCCACTTTTTGGGGCGGGTAGCGTTACCAGTTTATCCCCCTAGCGTTACTACTTTTTCCCCCTAGCGTTACCAGTTTATCCCCCTAGCGTTACCGGTTTATCCCCCTAGCGTTTTGCGGGTTAAAGGTTAATGGTAACGCTGTAAAACTCTGTCTTTAGCTTGTTTTCGGAATAGCCTTTAATAAAGCCGTTTTCCGTCCAGAAGTCCAAAACTTCGCGTACCCTGTCGCGCACCTTGTTTTTCTTTTTTCTTAAGGCTCCCTGGCTTGCAGCTTCTACGCCGATCTGGTTATAAATCTTGTCGTATAGAATGGTATGGCTTAACTTGCTGCCTTTCATGGAAAGAATGCGCCGGTATAGGTAGCCTTGCATTGTAATAGCTTCCTCGTTCTTATTGATAGGGCTATTTAGAAGCTTAATATCGAACCGGCCTACCTGGTTCTTTTTGTCGGCGTACTCGTACAGAATAGGAAGCTTCAAAATGTGCAGGCATTCCGCAATATTCCCATTTAAGGAAGCCGTCACGCGTTCGCCGCTTATAAGGCTGCCGTCGTATTTGAGCTTATCAAAGCCATAGGCGGCCGCTTCCTCTTTCGCGTCAATCGTGACACGGCTATACAGGCATTTTGTTATGCTGTCGCTGATTGCTTCGGCCTGCTTCGGACTAAGGCGCGCTTTGGGGTCGCCTGTCATCGTCTGGTAAATCATTTGTGGGGTTATGTATTCGTTTTTCCCGTCAACGTACAGCGTAACAATAGCGTCGTGTACTTCCCGATCGTAGGCGTTAAGCTCCTTGCGTCCTCTGATCTGGACAGAATTGTTTACGGCTTCAAAGTCAATGCTTGCCATTGTAGTAATTTGCTTTTTGCTGCCGTAACGCTCCATTCTAAAATCTCCCATTTGCGGGGCAAGCTCCCCGGCGAATGCAAGGCTTGTTATTTTGTCGGTCGGTGTAATATACTGCTGCGGGTATTTACTCTTAACCAGGGCTTCCGGGTCTTTTGTACCTTGCAATACATAAGGGCTTTTCTTAAGCACTCTGTCAATGGCAGTAAAAAGGCGGTTAGTAAGCTTGCTGTCGTTGCTCACAAAATCGACGTACAATTTTAAGCTGCTGACTATGTGCGCTCTTATTTCCTTTTGGTCAAGCTTAAGGCCGTCTGGGGCTTTAATAACTCCACTTGCCAAAAAACCGCTTTCGTCAAATGTCTTTTTGTGATAGGAAATTGAACCGTTAATAAGCTTTTCTGCCTGGTCTGCTGCGTCTGCAATAATCTTTTCCGGGTCGCCGCCCAGCTCGTCAAAGTGACGCTGTTCCGCGCGGGAAATAAGCGCGTTTCTGCCTGCCATAAGTTCGCGTTGTGCTTCGGCTCTGCGCTTCCTGGCTTCTTTCCACTCCGCGCTGCCCTGCTGTTCCCACAGGTTCCAAAGGCTTTGAAGTTCGCTTACCCTGTCGCGCTCGTCGCCGTTCTGGACGGCCTGCACAACGGCTTCCGGCATATCCTCGCGGCTATACTGCGCCCTTAACTTATCCAGCAATTCTTCCGTTGAAGCATGAATACGCGGGTCTGGCATATCCTCACGCCGGTTAATAATCTCGTCAAGCTCTGCAAAAATCTTTTCGTATTTTGTTTCAAGCTCGTCAATTTCCTTAAGTTCGGCTTCCGTAAAATCTACAATTATAACAATCAACTCCTTTTACTTGGTAAACAATGTAAACACGATAAACAATGTTTACTTATTCATAAGGAAGTCGCGCATAGCTTCTTCCGTGATATACCACTTCGTACCGAATTTGTTTGCTTTGATTTTGCCTTGCTTAAGGTACTTTCTAACACTCTGTGGGGTTACGTCAAAAAGCTTTGCGATTTCGTAAACGTCGTAGGCTTTAATATCTCCCATTGTAATCATTGCATAATTCTCCTCTCTTAGAAAATGGGGACGGCTTACCCTCTGCCGTTTCTGCTCCCGGCCAGTACAGGCCGTAGGAATGCGCCCAACCATCATTACGCCCGGCGCGCAGGAATGCTTTAGCGTCCTTGACGGTGGCGCGCTTATAGAAAAGCTCTTTGCTTACTATGCCTGCAATGTCTGAAAAAGCGTTGTCGCTGCACTTGTCCTGTAAGATCATGCGGCCTAACTGTTCCAGCACTTCGCCGCCAAAGTGTTCTTTTGCTTCGGCTTCCGAATATGAAAATCTGCGCTCGTTCAGCTTCTTAACGGCCGCTTTCTGGTACATCTGATTTACAAGAGAACGCCGGGTTAGGCTTCCGTTATTCTCCGCGCCCACCTCAATAATGGCAGGCCGTCCGCGTCCGCGCTTCTGACTATCCATTTTTGGTTAGTCCTCTCTTTCAATAATTTCCTTGCCGTCAAGGTATTGATCGAGCATTTCGTTTACGATCTCCTTAAGGCTGCGCCGGTCGGTATAGGCGTAATCTTTCAGCCGCTTAAGCCGATCTTCCCGAACAATAAAGGTTGCGCGCGTCCAGTTCTCCGGCAGATTTTCCTGGCTGCTCTTGGTGTATACGCGCTTATTTGTAATCGGCCTGCCCAGCTTCGGTTTATCGCTGGGAACCGGCTGCCCCTGTTCTTCTGTAATCCATGCAAGGGGGTCTTTTCCCATGCGCTTATTTTCTTGATTACTCATTTTTTACCCCTCGTTTCCTGGCTTATTATTTCACCGCACAGCGCGTTATAGTCTTTCGCGCCTGCGCTGTCTGGTCTATACTCAAATATATCCTGTCCAAAGCTTGGAGCTTCTGCCAGGGCTACATTGTCGCGGATCAGCGTCTTAAAGGTCTTGTTTGGGAAGTATTGCTGGATCTTCTCCAAAACCTCTTTGTTAAGGTTTTTCCGGCTGTCGTAGAGGGTCGTAATAATGCCTGTTACTTCTAACTGTGGGTTTAGCCGCTTCTGTACGGCCTTAACCGTATTGAGAAGCTGCGCCATACCGTTAAGGGCTAAAAACTCTGCTTGCAGCGGTATAAAGATTTCCTGCGCTGCCGTTAGGCCGTTCAGCGTGATAAGCCCCAGACTTGGGGGGCAGTCGATCAGAATATAGTCGTACTTGCTGGCTACCTGTTGCAGGGCTTCCTTTAACAGCATTTCGCGTCCAGGCACCGCGCTAAGCTCCATATCTGCGCCACTTAGCCGAATGTCTGCCGGTATCACATCATAGCCGCGCTTAACGGTGGCTTCCGTTATTTTGCGGTCGCCCTTAAGCACTTCAAAAATTGTGCTTTCCAGGTTATAGGCTTCTATGCCCACAGAAACGGTTAAATTGCCTTGCGGGTCAAGGTCTACCATAAGAACGCGCTTACCGGCACGGTGCAGGGCTGCGCCTACATTGATCGTACTTGTGGTTTTACCTACGCCGCCCTTTTGGTTTACCAGGGCTATTACTCTTGCCATGCGCTCAACTCCTTTTTAATGTTTACTTCATTGTTATTATATGGCTATAAGTTGATTGTGTCAAGAGAAATCTAAAAAAATAAGGCGGTCAAGGTTTCGCCCTCAACCGCCTGTTTTCGCTCAAACTGCCGCGCCGCCCTCGCATTGGGCTATCTCTCTGGAAGCCTTAATTATATTTTGCTCCATAGCTTCAATTGTTGATACAAGAGTATATTTTTTCGTTTCTAGGTTTTGTAAAAATATTTGTTTATTTGGTAAACATGGTAAACATTATGCAGGTAAGGTCACATTTGACAGCTTGGCGTAAATCTGCAAATCTTCCTTGTACCCCTCAAACGTGTCAATACGGGTAATTTCAAAGGCTTTGCCGCCGTACTTAATGTAAGACTGCCCAGGTGTAAGCGTTGCAATGGTGCTATTCCAACCGACAACAAAAAGAATATCTTCGGTTACTGAAACGCGCATAGCTTCAAATTGTTCCTGCTGGGATAGCTGCCGGACATAAGCCCACAGAGGGGCAGGAAATAACGCGCCGGTCGTGGTAGAGGAATAGCCGTCCTCGTCCTCAACCGTCGTTTCTCCGTAGAACATAATTTTTTTGTCCTTAAGCCGCTGCCGCGATACCTTGCTTTGTGTCGCCATAAAATAGCCCCCTTATAAAGCGTTTGCAAACTCCGTGAAATGCTCATACAAGCCCACATAAGCGTCCAGAAGCGACGCTGCGCCGTCTATGCGCTGCTTTGCGGCCTGCGCCTTGATCGGTACTATATTGCCGTTCCTGTCCGTTTCTACGCCGGTATTAGTAAGGCACCATTTCAGAATTTGCGAATTGTTGTAGTTTATCTTTTTTGCCTGCAAATCGGCTCCCATGTTCTGCATGGGCAGGCTTAGGGTTTTTGCGCCCTGTATGCAGCGAACCATACGGAAGCCGTTGTTTTCCATTTCCTCAACCCAATATTTCGCGCTGTAACTGTCGTAGTAAATCCATGCTGGGGTTATGCCGTGCTGGTTCACCATTTCAAGGAACCACGCCGTAACGTCGCCGTAGTTAATGCTGTTGCCGTTGCAAAGCCTTAATAGCCCCTGTTCATGCCATTTATCATACGGAATTTTGTCCCGCTGTACGCGCTCCTGGAAGCTGTCACGGGGTAGCCAGTACATTTGGGTAACAAAGCGTTCCTGCGTGTCCTTATCCATCAGAAGCAGGGTAGCGCAAGTAAGGTCTGTGGTTATACTCAAATCAGCCCCGCCAATAGCATAGCTTCCCCGGAAGCGTTCAAGGTCAAAGGTGCTTTCGTTGTTGATCGCGTCGAATGTAAGCCACGCACTGCTTGTGGTTTCTCTAACATTGAAGTCTTTGCAGAGAATGCCGCTTAAGTCTTTGGGGCTTACCTTTGCGCGCTCCACCTTTTCGGCCAGGTCTGCAACCTTTTTAATGGTTCCTATGCCAGGGTTCGCGCACGGCCATTTCTTGGGGTCTTGCCAGTCGTCGCGCTTGTCAAGCTCATAAATAACCGGCAAAAAAGTATTGTCCGTTATGGTGCCATCAGTAACCCCACAGGCATAGGCGTACATATCATCAAAAATGCATTCGCGCACGGTTCCGGCCGTCGTTATCATAATCATAAGCGGCTGCCGTCTTGCGCTCTGGCTCTGCTTCATAACCTCATAAAGGTTTCTGTCCTTAATGCTGTGCAGCTCGTCCATAATCACGCAATGGGCATTTAAGCCGTCCAGCGTGTCGCTGTTCTTCCCTAACGGCTGAAACTTTGCCATAGCCATAGGAAAATAAAGATCACTCTTGCGCTTCTTTACAAAGCGGCTGATCTCCGGGCTTTGCTTTACCATGTTAAGCGTTTCGTCAAACACTATGCGCGCCTGGTCCTTTTTACTGGCCACGCTGAACACTTCCGCGCCGGGTTCGTTGTCTGCAATCAGCATATACAGGGCAAGGCCGGAAAGAAGCGTTGATTTTCCGTTTTTTCTGGCTACCATGAACATAGTTTCTTTGTAGCGTCTTAGCCCCGTCTGTGGGTCTATGAAGCCAAACAGGGCGGCTATGTAAGCTTTCTGGAATAGTTCCAGCTTAACCGGCTTTCCCGCCCATTCGCCTTTAGAATGCTTACAAAAACGTTCTATAAATTCGATAGGCTTGTTTGCGCGGCTCTCGTCGAATACATAGCCCCCCGCCTGGTTCTCTATATCGCTAACAAGGCGTTCGTAGGTCTTATATACCCTTTTGGGCACGGTGACTGCGCCGCCCTGGATAGCTTGCCAATACTGCAAAACATAGTTCATAGCTTATCGTAAAGCCCTTGTAAGGGTTTCCATAGTTTCGGCTGTAATATATCCGTCGCCGGTGTCGCCGCAATAAATATGCGCCACAAGGTCGCCGTAGTTGCTTCTGATCTTGCCGTCAATGGGTACAATTTTTAGAATGGCAGTATTGTTTACAAGGCCGTCAAGCTTAATCTTTGCCGGGGCGTTTGAATACCGGCTAACTGAATACATGGGTACAAACATTTTCAAAAGCACGTCGCTTCCTCTCTTTCTTAGTTTCTCTGCAAAAACTCATAAAGCGCGCTGTCGGTGTTGTCCGGCTGCTGCTTAGGCAATAGGTCGGTGAGCTGCTTAAAAAGCAGGCTATACCGTTGAATGGTCGTGTTGTAGGCTTTGAGCGCGGGGCTTTCCCTCATAAACTCCTGGCTGCCCTGCTTAAATAGGTCTACCGCGCCGTGTTCCTCTACTGTGGTTTTAAGCTCGTCCAGCGTCTTAGCCATAAAAGCAAGCTCTTTTGCCAGCTTTTCGGCAATGTGTTTTCTATCGTCCGGCACAAGCTTAACCATTTTATTAAGCTGTCGAATGTCCTTGCAAATCTGCTTATCTTCCTTTATCTCCACAGTAAAAGCCCCCTTGTTACTTAATGTTTACGGCCGTGTTACCGGCATTTTACCCCGCCCCCCTTATGCAAACCATTAGAGGGGCATTGCGAAGTCCATCATCGGTCATTTAGCCAACCGTTTTATTTTGGAAGCCGGGGGGTGTTCCGTTTTGTTACCCCCTTGCTGCATTGCCCTAACCCTAAGTTTAATTTAGGGTCACGGCACTACATCGGCACAAGCTCCCCGTCAGAATTAAAACGTAGCCCAGAAGCACAAGCCCCGCCCTTGCCCATGTGTTCGGCGTTATGGCAGTCAATACACAAGGCGCAAAGATTATCCCAGTTAAGCGTTATGTCCGGGTCGTTAATATTCTGCGGTGTAATGTAGTGGATATGGTGGACTATGCGCGCCGCATTCCCGCAGCGTTCACATACATAGTTACGGCTTTCCATATATGCCGCTTGCGTGTTCTTCCACGCCTTGCTGCTGTAAAAACTTTTCGCATAGTCCTTTGCCATACCCTACCCCTTATAGGTCGTTGTTCTCCCTTGCAATTACTGTAAGGGACTTAAGCAGGCTGTCAATTGTGCGCTGCAACCGTTCGGCTTCTGCCTGCTCCGCGTTATACCACAGAGTAAGCAGAAACTTTGTAACGGTGTCTGCAAGCGGTTCACTGGCCTGCGTGGTGTAGTCCATGCCGGTAGCTACTTCAATATAGGACGGTGCAGCGTCAAGCAATCCTTGAATTACCGTGTCGTTGTCCGTGCCGTTAATTCGTAGCCAGTCCCGGGCAGTTGCCAAAGATACCGCCATAAGTCAGCCCCCTATTAGGTCGCGGAACGGGTCAGCTTAACAAAGGCTTCCGTAACAATGGGCTTGCAGTCGGCAATAGCCATAGCGCGGTAGTCAATGCGGCCAGACTTGAAGCTACTCTGGGTGGAAGCTTCAACCATGATACCCTCGGGCAGATTGTAGCCCATGTAGTTGAAGTTACCGAACAAAATAACCTCGTCGGCCAGATTGTCGTCAACCACAACGGGGAAGCCCAGGATTTTGCCGATCTCCTCGCTCTTGGGGTCTGCAATGAAGATCGGGCGGTCGTTGTTGTCGCACAGGCCATAGAACAGGCTGTACAGGGTGGCGTTGTTCATAGCCCAGCGCGCGCCGTTGGCATAGCCACGCTTAAGCAGGGCAACGGTCTTAACCACGTCCGCATACTTAAGGCCGTCAGTCTTGGAGAACGTCAGGCTATTCTTTCCGGTGCCGGTGGTAGCCCAGACAATGCCGGGAAGCAGGCCGGTTCCCTGCGCGCTGCCGGTGCCATTTACCACGCCATCGGCCAGGCACTCCATAACGCAAGCGGCCAGCTCGTCGGACAGATAATTTTCAAAAGCGGAAACGCTCATGCGCTTAACAGAAGCGGAGATACTGAAAACCTTGATAATTTCATAATTACCAAAGTTCACAGCGGCCACGGTAGGCTCTGTGCTGTCTACTGCGGTTCCCTCGGTGTTCCAGGAAGCCTTTGCAGACGGTGTACCCACAGGGATAGAGATTTTAGCAGGCACATTGAAGCCACGGCAAACGGAAAGAATGCCGCCCATAGTACGCGCCTTGCTGACGACCTCGTTAAGGGTCTGGGTAGGAATGACGGCCGCCACTTCGGAAGTGGTGCTGTAAGCGTCGGCGCGCTGCTCAACCATAGCACGGTCAAAAGCGGCCTTTTCAAAGCCGGTCAGCTTCTGCCCAAGCAGGGTCTTATAAAAGGCGTTGCGATATTCAGCAGAAGCGAAAACGTCGCCCTCGGTAGCTTCGTAAGAAGCCCTGCGCTCAAACGCCATGCCGGTAACAGGGTTAAAGCCGCCCTGTGCGCCTGCGCTGCGCTGCTCGATATTCTCCTTAGCCTGCTTAAGGCCGTCCAGCTCAATATTGAGGGAAGCAACGTCCGCGTTTGCGTCGGTGTCGATCAGATGGCCGATTTCTGCGGCGCGCTGCTCGATCTCCTTAACGGTGCTGTTCATGTAGTGGTTAAAAGCCTCGGCAATAGTATTGAATTTCATGTGTTACACTCTCACTTTCATAATTTGGTTAATTTTGATTTTTGCGGCTTCAATCATAGGATTTTTGGCCGCTTCCTGCATTGCTGCCCTCGCTTGTACGTCTGTCTGCGGGTACGCCGGGAACGGGCAAATACTCACCTCGTACACCTTTTCAATTTTGTTAATTGTCCGGGTGTTGGTGGTTCTGTCGTAGCTGTCGCCCCCCATAGGCACCTTAAACGCAAAGCTCATGCCGGACAGGTCGCCGCGCTGTACTGCCGTATAAACGCTTCTTGCTTCCTCTGTTTCCGGCAACGTTGCAACCATCTTTAACCCTGCCGGGTCGCTGATAAATTGCATTGTTTTAGGTGTCCGGGCAAGTGGCACCTTGTTAAGGTCGTGATTGTAAAGAAGCCGTGCGTCGCTAAGGTCTGCGCCGTCAAGCGCGCCCCTTTTGATTACCTCGATATACTGCCCTGCCGGGTCGTTAATCGTAGTCGGCTGATCGTAAACAATCGGTAAACCCTCTATAATAAGCCGGTTTTCATTCCCTGCCGGGTCTGTTGCCGTTCTTATCTCGCAAATTCTAAGTTCTTTCATTTACCCCATACCTTTCTATAACCGAACGTCTGCCGGAACAATCCCGGCGTAAACGGGTATTCTTTGCTTTCCTTGTTCCCACAGGTGGCGCGCTTGTTAGGCTGCTCCGTCTGCCAGGACTTGGCGCGCTGGTTAAGTCTGGCATTTCTGCAAGCGTAAAAATTATGGTTCATTTTCGGAAGCCCCCTTTTTCGGCTCGTTAAGTTGGTACTGGTTTGCTTTGTTTGCGTCCACTACGTTAAGCGTTTGAAGCCGCTTGTCGCCGTCCTCTACTCCGGGCAAGTTGAGAATTTCCAAAGCCTGGTTAATTGTAAGCAGGCCATAAGGCACAAGCTTTTCAATAAGGCTTACTTTTGTGGTATTACTGCTGAATTGCAGGCGGCCGCTTTCAAACAAAACCGCATTGCCGAATGCCTGTTCGCGCTCGTTAAAAATCTTTCGCGTAAATTCAAGGCTCATTTGTACGGCAATAGGCTCAATCACGCTTTCATAGAATGCCGCCCACTCGTTTTCGTCGTAGCTGCTGTTTACGATCTTCTCCGTAACGCCCAGATAGTCATAAATTTTTTTCTGAACGGCTGCAAGCTGCTTGTCGTCAATGGTGGCCGGTGTAACGGTGATCGGTTCGTATTCCATCTTCTGGTCTACTGCAACCACGCCGCCGTCGTTGGCAATGCTCAAATAGTCCGTAATAAAGCGGTCTTTTTCTTCCTTGAGCTTTTCGGGTGCCATAATCTGGGTAAACTTCAAAATGCCCCGAATGTTTGCGCTGCTCTTGATCGAATTTACAAGCCCCTCATTCTGGGTGTGTGCCAGCTCTAAAGCGGGCATAAGCGCGCTGTTTGTGTCGCCCAGAAGATCGTTGTCGTTGAAGTTCCGGCGCAAGTGAATTACTTCCGAATATGGAAGCAAAACCGCCTTGCCATTTCTGAACGAAAAACGGCAAAATAAATCCCCGCTGGTGTCCGTCATAAACTCACAGTTCACGGAACCAATGGGGTAAATTCCTGTAATGCTGCCGCGCTCGTCTTTTTGCAGATAAGCAAAGGCATTGTTATAAAGGAAATAATGGGTTACAAGCTTGTACAGCATATCAAACGCCGACATATACGGGTTAGGCTGCACTTGCAAAAGCCGGTTAAGCTTGCAGTCGCCGTCTGCTTTGTTATGGTCTGCATACTTAATAACGTGGCTTCCTTTAAGCTTTGCTGCATTCCTTGCGATAGCGTCAACCGCGCCCCTGTAAATATCGTTTGCGTAAGCGTCGCCACTCCACGCCGTAAACTGTGCCGTGCTGCCGTTCATGATCTCCGCGCGCTCCATGTGAACCGGCTCCGGCTTGCTTTTGAAAAGCTTCTGAAACGGATTTATAACTGCTCGCCCCCTGCTCAATAAATTTTATTTTCGTAAATCTCTAAAATCTGGCTTCCGTTAATAATTCTCCGTTCGTATGGGCTTAACCAGATATAAAAAAAGCCGGGCAAACCCTCGCTTCGGGTTATGTCCTGGCACTTGATACAACCGATATTTGAAACTCTTACCGCTACGCACTCCATTTGCGCGCCCCTCTCTGTTCAGCACGGATAAGAAGTATTGCTTTGTATGGCGTGGGGTCTGTAATCCCACAGTGATCTTTTAATTCCAGCTTTTCTTCAAGCTTCCCCGCCCTGCGGTTACTTCGCGTTTTCTCTCTCGATTTTGGCATATACTACCCCCTAAGAAGCCCGGGAAACCCTTTCGGGACGTCCGCGCCTTTTTCTACTCTTATATTGTAGCATAAAGCTTCCAATATGTCAAGGGTTATTTTAATGTTTACAAAATATTTATAGCTGTGTTACCGTGTGTTTCTCATTTGCTTATCCCCGTTATCCGGTAAACATATAAAGCGAAAAGAAAAGCGCACGGCCTTAACCATGCGCCCCTCTCTATTGATTTTTGGAAGCCGCTTCTTTAATGGCTGCTATGCGCTCCTGGTGCCGCTGTATGGCTATTTGTATTCTGCGCCGGTCGTCTGGGTTAGTTTCTCGCTCATAAGCCGCCTGGAGCTTTTCAAGCCGTCCGGCCGTTTCTTCAAGTTCCATTTTATAGGCTTCTGGATCTCCGAATATACCGCCCAGGCGTTGCAGCTCGTCTTTGCCCTGGCTATAAAAAACCGTGTCGCCAGTCATAAGGCTAATGCACTCCATAGCTTGAAGCAAAAGCCGGTAGGTGCTTTCCCCCGCCTGTATGCCCTTTGTTATTTTTGTTCTAATGGCTTCCGATTTCTTAATATTTTCTGCAAGCCGTTTGTATTCTGCCGCTGTGCGCCGTTGTAGGGCTTCTGTGACGCTTTCCGCGTCTGAATGGGTCTTTATATTACCCTGCCCCAAAAAGCCGCTTGTAGGGCATTCTATGGGGTCATTTTTTAGAACGTCGTCAACTTTTGCCTTTATGGAGCTGTCGCGCTGCGCTGCAAACTCCCTCAAAGCGTCTAACGCCATCTACTCACCGCCTGCCTGTTCTGCGCGGGGTGTCGTCCTCTATTCCGTACATTCTATCCGGCTCAAATAGATCATATCGTGGGTCATAGATAAACCCACAGGAATAAGAGGAAACGCCGTAGCGGTTCTTAAGACAAAGAAGCTCAATTTTTCGGGGAATGGCCTTTTTTGCTTCGCGCACCTTTTCCCGCTTCTCCTTTATTTTTGTGTCCCGGTTAAAAATGTCGTCGTTCAGCACTTGGAGCTGCAAGCCCCATACCACATCGGCCGTATATTCAATGCTGCCGCTTTCCTTGAAGCTTTCAAAGTCTACCGGGCTAAGATAATTTGCGCGGTTAATGCTTGAAACAACGAACAAAACAAGGTCGTTTTCGCTTTGCAATTTCTTAAGCCCTCTTACAATGCTGTCCACTTTTTCCTTGTCGCTCTGCCGGGGGTCTGTCGGTGGAATGATCTGCAAATAGTCTACGATTACAACCGGCTTTACGTCGTTGGCTTTCATGTATTGCAGGGTGTAACCCGTGATAAAGTCAATGCTGGTATTAAAGTTGCATTCAACCACGCTTACGCGGTCGCCAATTTTGCTATATTCTTCTGCCGCGTTAATTACCTCTTGGGTGATCTTCCCGCTTCTGATCTCAATAGCACTCTTTGCCGTCGCTTTGTTGTGCCGCCCCGTAATGCGGCTTAAGCTCTTTGTAACCATTTCAAGCCGGTTTTGTTCCAGGCTGAAAAATAAAACGTGGTCGCCTGCCGCTGCCAGTTGGTCGCCCATCTGGTGA